TGTGGCGTGTCGTGTTTTGTGGTGTGGTATTATATGAGTATCAAGTTAAGGAAAGGAAAAAATAAAATGAGTTTTATGAATCTTGAAGCGTTGTCTAATTCGATTGATTTTAACGTGAATAGTATTTATGATGTGTTCGTGTATTTTGTCGATATTGCGTCCGATTGCTTAATCGAAACTCGGTTTGTTGATTGCATTGATGCATACGGGCTTAGGGATGTGCTTGACGATGGCGTGTTTTACGTTCCGGGTATGATGTGTTTGGGGTATCGGATTAATCGGTGATTGTGAAAGGTTTTACAATGATTAAGAATGATAAGAAAATTGCTACGATTTATTCTTGTTTCAATAACGGTGATATTGAGCTGTGGTATTGTTCGTGTTCATTTCGTAATGTGTATGAAATACGGTATGTTGTTAGTTTTGACACGCCGGAGGGATTAAAAGACGCGGTTGGTTTACGTTCATATAACACGAATGATTGTGCACAGATGTTTAATGACGCTATCGCATTAGCTAACACACCTTTGTTGGAAAGGGATTGACCGTGTTTTGCAAACGTAATACTTGCGATTTCATTAAAGGATACAGGTGTCGTGGTGAACGTCGTGTTAAGGCGGTTGTCATGAGTACGAAGTGGTTTAAATGTGATTCGTACGTGTCCGATTATGTGTTTGCGCATTGTCGTGATATGGTTGATTTGATGCGGCGGGGAATGTGGGAGGGGTGAGGTGATGGCCTATTAGCTCAGTGGTTAGAGCGGCATCCTTATAAGATGTGCGTGCTGGGTTCAATTCCCGGATAGGCTACGCGATTGTGATATATTTGGTCATGGCATGTCGTTTGATGTGTCATGACCTTTTTTTTCATTGTGAGGTGTGTTTGATGGATATTAGTTCGATTGTAGCCGTTGTCGGGAGCGTGGGTTTTCCGATTGTCGCGTGTTGTGGTATGGCGTGGTTTATTGCTACTACGTTTAGTGATTTTAATGATTTGATGACTAAGAATAATGTGTTGACTGAGGAACTTATTGCATTGCTTAAGAATAATAAAGGGGATAATGATGATGCGAATATGGCGTAGCGTGTTGGCGTGCGTATGCGCGTTATCCTTGCTTTTTGTACCGTCTGCAAGCGCGGATATGCGGGGTGTGGATGTGAGCAATTGGCAGTGTGACATTGATACGTATGCGCTCGACGCTGATTTTGTCGTGGCGGGTGCCACATGGGGCATCGGTGGTTTTAACAACATGTGTTTGGCCAATGGTGTGAATCAGGCGGCGAATTATCAGCTCGGGCGCGCAGTGGATAGCGGTAAAAGCATCGGCGTGTACCATTATGCGATGGGGCGTGATGCGAACGCGGAAGCTGACTTTTTTGTAGATAACGTGCGCGGTTACATCGGTGACGCGGTGCTTGTTTTGGACTGGGAATCTCAGGATAACCCGCAGTTTGGTAACGGCGCGTGGATTGAAACGTGGGCGCGACATGTGCATGCCCGTACTCGGGTGTGGCCGATTGTCTATGTTCAGGCATCCGCGTTGGGACAGCTTACCTCATATGTGCGGGAGCATTGCGGCGTGTGGGTTGCACAGTATGCGTCAATGGCTGCGACTGGCTATCAGGAAACGCCGTGGTTGTATGGTGCGTATGGTGAAGCCATGCGGCAGTACGCGGCGAACGGGTATGTGTCGGGATATGCCGGACGATTGGACTTGAATTATTTCAGGGGCGATCGATGGCAGTGGGACGCATACGCGCATGGCGACGGCGCGAATGCGTCAGCACCGGAAACGAATGCCGGCGGGAATGTGTCGCAGTCGGCTTGCGTGGTTGTCGCGTCCGGTGACACGTTGTCGGCTATCGCCGCGCGTACTGGACTGTTGCCGTGGCAGTCGTGGCATGGATACGCGTCGGGAAACCCGTCCGTTATTTACCCGGGGGAAACCGTGTGTTACGGCGGTGGTACGGTTGCGCAGCCGGACACGGCGCGTACGCATGTGGTTGTGTCCGGTGAGTCTTTGTGGTCGATTTTCGGCGGTGATTGGGCGCGGGTTGCCGGGCTTAATGGCTTATCTAATCCGAGCTTGATTTATCCGGGGCAGATTTTGCGTTACTGAGAATCATTATCAATAATCGGCGTGTTGCTTTTGCGCACGCCGATTTTTGTGCTATAAATATTTATGTCATCAAAAATGATTGACATAAAACAGATACAAAGGATAACAAACATGCGAAAGATTCGTAAGGTAATTGCGGATAGCACCATAAGCTATTATGACAGGGACGGCGTGGCACAGACGTTCCACACCACCGGAAACATCCGTAACGTTGAAATGGCCGTCAAGGCGCTTATGGACGCCGACATCGTTAACGTGTTGGTTGACGATATCACAGTCAATAAGACAGTGTACGTCATGGATGTTGAAACGTTCATCGAACATGCCGAACGTGTCGCGACTGACGTAAACGGCACCGACAACGACAACGACAACGACAACGACAACGATATTGAATTCTGAGAGGAACTGAAATGAACGAAGAAAACGAACAGATGAACGACAACACCGTAAACGAGACCGCACAGAACACCGCTGACAACTATCGTTACATTTGCACGATGGACAACAGCACGTTCGAGGGAAAACGCGCCATCGTCAACGCCCGTAACAGCGCGTTGTCGCTGAACGGGCGCGGCGCGGAACCATTGACGGTTATCGGTGCCTACATCGCGCCGGGTGTCCGTTCTCAGACTGGGCAGAAATGCGCAAACGTCTATCTCTTTGGAAAGGACGGTAAGACGTATTTCAGTCAGTCACAGGGCATCTACCGAAGCGTGCTGGACATTTACGATATGTTCCCCGATTTCAACGCGCCGGACGGTATCACCGTTGCAGTCAAGCAGACCCCGCTGGGTGGCGGGCGTTCCACGAAATCGCTTGAAATCAAGTAGTTCGGAATGAAACAAAAGTGCCATACATGCTATGGCACTTTTTTTATAAGGTGGTGAACATGCCTAGAGCGCATAAACAAGCGGACGTTTTGACAGCGAAACGCAAGCGTGTACGTCGTACGATAAACAGCCTGAAAAAAAGCATTACCGATACCATGCCCGAAAGTGAAGCACGCGCACGGCGCGTTTACATACAGCGACTTGAAACGCAGCTGAAAAACACATATGTAGGCCACACCCGCAACGCTGCCATGCGTGACGAATTGTATCAACGCGCCAATGAAAAAGCCGACGCGCTGCTTCAGCAAACCGAAGGTGTGCGCGGCGGCAAAGGGCGCGCGAAAGAACGCGCACGTTCGTTTAATATTTTCCGTAACGAAATGCGAATGGCTTCTAAAGGATTGCCGAGTGCGCTAGGCGATGATTTAAGTCGTGAAAAAGTCAAGATATTTTGGCGATACACACAAAACGTATGGCAGCGTCCCGACGTCGCCCCGAATAAACGACTGGAAGCTATCATGAAGGCATATGACACCGATTCACTTAGCGAATTATTTGACACTATCATGTCACGAAACGAAAAAGCATTGCAATACGCCAAACGTATGAAAATGCACGCGGGCGAATTGGAAGACGATACGGACGTTGACGGCGGAAGCCCGATATGGCTTATGTTGGTCACACCTGACGTAATACGATGATGAAAGAACGCAAGGATTTTCGGATAGCGGCAATATTCGACACCGAAACAACGAACATCGGTGCAGGTGCCGAAACGCGTGCATATCCGATATTATATATTTTCAACGATTTACGCAGCACACCACTGGAATCGTACACCCCCGATACGGACGATGTGCGATTTTGCCGGCGCACGTCCGAAGCGCTATCGTACATTGATAATCTCATTGAATATGGGCGTACGCACGGTTATGTTCCAATCATTGCGGCATATAACCTTATGTTCGACATGCAAACTCTCATGTTGGAATTGGCGCAGTCGTATACGATTACCGCTAATGCGCAGACGGCAACGAGCGTGTATACACTTGATTTGTATATAGGCGATGATTTGGTGTGCCGTTTTTGGGATACGTTTTACCTTGAAATGGGCGGACTGCGCGCAATGGGTGAAACATGCGGATTACCGAAAGCGGTAGGCGACTGGGATTACACGCTTCCGCGCACGCCCGAAACGCCACTAACCGCGGAAGAACTGTTTTACGCGCGTCGTGATGTGCAAGTGATACCCCAATACTTGCAATGGTTGCTACGCGCGAATCATTGGCTTACGCCGGACATGCTCGGTTGTCGTGTGCTCACTAAGACGTCACTTGTGCGGCAGATGGCGCGTCGTGAGATTGGCGGGCGACGCATTACGTTGCAGAGCGGTAAGCAGATGACGCTTCAACGTGCTTTCGAGTTGACTTGCAACCAGGAGTTTCCGAAAAACTATGAGTCCTATGCTTTGCGTAAGTCGTGTTTTCGTGGCGGATTGACGTTTACGAGTGCGAAAACCGCTAGCGTGGTTGTGGATAATGTTGCGTCCTTGGATGTAACGTCAATGCATCATGCTTTCATTAATGGGCGTCGATTGCCGGTTAAGTTTGCGCCTATACCGTCTGATATTTTGCAAGTGGCGTGTGAACGTATCGTTAACACGCAGCTTGAAGACGTATTGACGAATTATAGTGACCCGTTCCGTACGGGTGTACATGCGGCAGTAAGATTTACGAACCTCAGATTACGTAAAAACACATGTTTCGATGTATGGGGTATTGCAATCTGCCCGCGTTCAAAATTCGTAAAGACGTTGCAAGCGGATACGGATTATGCCAATAACGAGCGTGCGAAAACACAGGAAAACAGTATTAGGGCGCATGGTTACGTTGATACTGCTGTTAATGCGACATATGCTTTCGGTAAGCTGTATTGTGCGGATGAATGCATATTACACGTTAACGAGATTGAATTATGGAACGTGGCGCAAGTATATGAGTACGATGAAATGCGCGTCTTATATGGGGAGGGTACCACTAAGACAATCATTCCGCCTGATTACGTGACATTGCAATCTAATATGCTTTTCGCTCGAAAAACCGATGTGAAAAACCTGATTAAACATTATCATGAGGGTACGGCGTATGCGGGTGAAATACCCGATTCGATACCTGAGGGAATTGCGCGCGACGCGATGACGGGCGCGTTAAGCATGAAATTTTTGCAATCATACTACGGTAGCACAGTTAAAGGCCAATTCAACGGGATTTACGGCACTCAGGCACAAGATGTCATGAAAGCCGATTATCGCGTGACGGAAACCGGCGAGCTTGAAGTTGATAAAACCACGGTTTGCACTCCCGAGAATTTTGCGAAAAAACGTCCGAAGACACCACGCGTGCTCTACACTTACGGTATGCGAATCGTTGCGGGCAGCAGAATGCACTTGCTGATAGCCATGATGCTGCTATATCGGCATTTCGGTAATCGCGTCACGGTCACGGGCGGCGATACCGATAGTCTGAAAATCAGTTGCGCCAATGACGTGTCTGATATGGAACTGTTGAAAGCGCTCGAACCATTGCACACCGCGATAGAAAACGCTATCAACATTACCATGCGACGGGTCAGAGACACCGCGCCCGACATGGCGTCTACGCTGGAACATATCGGAAAATTTGAAGTGGAGGATTGCGGCGGTACAACTCGGTATGCTGAGCATATGGAATTGTGGAACAAAGCACGTGTCAGTTTGGACAAGAACGGACGCGTGCATGTCACTTGTGCGGGGCTTCCGCGACCGGACGGCATGTACACCATAGAAGATTTTATTGCCGATGTTATGCGTGCGGGGCACGGTTTCGCGGAAACCGTACAAATGTCGCTCGGTTATGATGTGTTGGTCGATTATGACATATGCCATACGTTGCAACGCAACCGACCGCATGTATGGGATACATACGTCGGCACCGTCACCGACTATCAGGGCGCGACATATCATGTTGATGCGCCCGAAGCTATCGCGTTGTATCCGTCCGGTAGATGGCTGGGTGAATCGGACAAACAGGCAAACGGCGAGAATCTGACATACATACGAAACACGTATAATCGAAATGTGGAAACAATGCCCCGCGAACTTATTATGCGGGACGGTAAACCTATGATTGTGAGTATTGATGGCGAAATATTATTATGATCGGCTTAGGACGCAGATATTGCCACGCGACGCTGACGTGAATCTTATAATTGGCGCGCGTGGTCTCGGTAAAACGTACGGCGTGCGTCGGTATATGCTGGAGGATTATATTAAAAACAATATCTGTTTTGTTGAGGTCACACGGTATCGAGAGGAAACTAACGACGTGGCGGCAAAATATTTTGACAGAATAATAGAAGATAATATTTTCCCCGACTACGATTTTAGAGTGCATAACAAGATAGCTGAAATACGTCGTAACGGTGATAAAAAATGGCGGACATGTGGCTATTTCATCCCATTATCATTACAGCAGCAGAAGAAAAAAAGCACATATGTTAATGTACGTAATATTTGCATGGATGAAATTATTATAGACCCTGACGATGTGTATCATCATTATTTGCGTAACGAATATGAACAATTGGCTAACCTTGTAGATACCGTCACGCGTGAACGCGCCGACGATAACAAGCTGCGTAAGCCGCGAATCTTTTTATTAGGTAATGCGTGCGACGCATATAATCCGTATTTCAAACATTACAACGTACCCTTGGAGCCTGAGTTTGGCTTGCAATGGCTTGATGGTAAGACGTGTATTTTCGATTATGTTGAAGATGATAAATATGCTGAACAGAAAACAAAAAACACCGTTGCGGGACGTATGATGAAAAATAACGATGGTGTCACCGCAAAAAACAAATTCAAACATCATAATACTGATTTTATTGAAAAACCACACAACCACGTTAAACTTACTTATGTCTTCCGTTGGTTGCGGCGTGAATACGGCGTTTATGTTGATTTACGTTGTGGCTACGTTTTCACATCATCAAAATATGACGCGGGCACGCATGTGCCGTATTTCGCAATTACGACGGATGATAACAAACTTAATTATCTTACGGCAAATGTTGCAAAAGATTTGATTAGGAATCTTACGTCATATTACGCGTTAGGCTATTTACGCTACGATACGGTGGAAACGCAACACGCCGTAATTGCAATGCTTAGAAATTTCGGCGTAAAATAAACACGGCATACACGAGGTGTTACAGTGAGAATGTTAAAACATTATCGTTGATAACCACGGTTGACTCCGCCAATGATATGGCCGTGAGGGAAAAGCGCGCCGTTCGTCGCTGTGAATCATGTCGTAAGTGTGCTATTCTTAAGTCGTGCCGGTTCGGTATTCGTTCGCCGGTACGACTTTTTTTCATATATGAAAGGAAAAAATAATGGATGACGAAACCCCTGAGGAAAGGGACACCGCCGAACGCGATGACCTCACCCCCGACGAAGCGCACCGCGCGGGCGAGTTCGATGATTTGCGCGACATGCTACGCGATGTGCTTGACAAGGTGAGCGCGCTAAGCGACCGTACGGACGCAATCAGCGAACGAATCGACGGTATCTATGACAATTTCGCCGATTCTGTTGCGCAGATGGTTGAAAACGGCGCGACCGTCAAGGAAAACGACGATGACGTGGCGGAAGCAATCGTACAGGCTGCGGCGGAAGACTTGGAAAATCTCGATTACACGCTCTGAAAGGATGAATCATGGCAGTAGATAACGCGACAATTTTGGATAAGGTGCGACTTAAGGGCACGGATGATTATCAGCAGCGTATTCCGAGCGCAACGCAGACAGGCGTAGCTAACACCATGCGGTACTTGTTCGACCCGATGAATCGGCAGTATCTTAACGACTGTGTTTGGAGCATGGTCAATCGCATCGGACTAACCGTAATGGCGCAGAACACGCCGTTTGAAAACCCGTTGGCGATTTTCAAAAAGGAAAACTTGTACTGGGGGTCGACTGTACAGGAAATCGCAGTCAAGTGGATTAAGGCGCACGGCTACAAGGATGACGCGGAAGATTTGCTGAAAATGCACCGACCCGAAGCGGCAGTATGGTTCTACGAAATGAACCGTCGCGACCAATATCCGATTTCATGGACTGACGATGAATTGCGACAGGCGTTCGTAGATGATTTCGGCTTGAACCGTTTCATCGCGCAGATTATGGAAACACCGCGCAACAGCGATAATTACGATGAAATGAACATCATGCTTGCGCTGATTCGCCGTTACGAACAGAATCTTGGTTTCTACAAGGTGCATCTTGACGCGGTACCAACCGACGAAGCGTCGGCCAAGACTTTGCTCAAGGCGTTGCGTGCGACCGCCGGGCGTATGCGTTTCCCGAGCACCCAGTACAATGCGTTGAACGTCTCCGACATTCCGGCGTACGCTAATCCGCAGCAGATGGTATTGCTTATCGAGCCGGAATATCTCGCGTCACTTGATGTCGATGCGCTGTCAGCGGTGTTTCAGCTGGACAAGGCCGACGTGCCGTATCGCGTTATTCAGGTTCCAAACCTTGGTATCCCCGGCGCGGTGGCGTTGCTTGTGTCCACTGATTGGTATCAGGCGCGTGACACCCTTTATGGCACCACCCAGTTCTATAATCCTCAGACGCTCTCGAACACGATGTACCTCAACCATTGGGGTATTTACGGCGTGTCGCCGTTCACCCCGTGCGCGTTGTTCACCACCGACGCGGGCACAAGCATTAACGTAGTCACGCAGACTGTCACCGGTTTGACCATGACACCGACTGCAACCGATGTCGCGCCGGGTGCTGTGGTGCAGCTCGTGCCGAAGCTCACCGCAAACGTCGAACCGACCGGAACCCCCATCGAGGTTGCGCCGAACAGCGCGACATACAAGGTGAGCGCCGCTAATGGCAGTACGGGCACCAACGTTCCGATTCCGCTGAATATCAACACGTTCGTTGACGATCAAGCACGCTTGCATGTCCAGCGCGACGACCTCAAGAATGATGACGTTATCAAGGTGGAAGCCCTGGCAACCTATATCAACCCGAACGGCACGACGGAGACGTACACCGCTACGAGTAGATTCAATGTCAAGATACCTACGGCAGCGTCTGCATCGGCACCAAAACCACCGAGTGGGGGTAAAGGGTCGACCGTGGCCGCGAACACACCGTCCGTGGGTGAAGCGCCGACCGCTGAAAAGTAAAAACTGACATGTTAGAATCGGGGATATCGGAAAAAACCGGTATCCCCGATTTTGTATGTGAAAGAGGCATCAAAATGAAATTCCCGCACTTGGAGGGCGCGACGTCGTTCCCCGACACGGATACGCACGTCTACGGACAATACCGTAATATGTTCGATTACAATATTTGGACGCCAAACACTGTAATTAAACTTTGTCATGTTAATTGGTTCGATGATTACCACGACGTCGTGAAATTCCCCGATGACACCGCACGAAACACATGGTTTGACAAACTGGACGGCGAAACCGTCAAGCTCACAACTAATATGTATATTGCACGCGCCGACACGGACGGCATAAAATTGCCGGTGCCCTACATGACGGCGCAACAGTATAATTACATTGTCGTTGACTTTTCGCGTGACATTATCAATACGCCGTATCAGAAAACCGACGTGCAGACACGCTATCATTTTTTCATCTCTTCCGTGCGCGCGGAAGCGCCGAACACGACAACATGCACGCTTACGCGCGACGTGTGGACGGACTATATCAACAGCACCACAATTAACGGCCTACTGTTGTCACGCGGACACGCGCCGTTGACGGAAACGACACCGCAAGAACTGTTGAAAAACCCACGCGCGAATTGCCGTGACTTCACGCTACCCGACGTCGATTATGGCAATGCCGCGTCGAATATCAGGAAAAGCACGCCGTTTAATCTGCAAAACGGCACAAGATACATCTGTTTGGCCGCAACGTTTTCACCTGAACAATTACAAGCCATGAGCGGTATGCGCGGCACGAACATTACGGACAGCGACCCGACATACAGCAATAACGATGGCACGGTGACGGGTTTTTCGTGGGGTGCCGGAAACATTGATACATCAAATGTCATTGGCGCGGGCACATCGTACAATTCTATCGATAATCTCACTGCAAGCAATGTAAGCATGTATGCGCTCGAATCGTCCAAAATATCGGGCGATTATTTCGATGTGCTTTTTGCGTATTATCCACATATTATGTCGCAGATTACAGCGGTTTTCGTAGCCACCGCAAACATGATGCGACTTGGTGACATTGTAACTGTGAATGGTGTCGAATGGCATACGGTCAGCGGCGCACGGACAAAACTATCCGATATTGATTTAACTATCGATGATTTCGCATATGCTAGGGAATACGCGCAAATAACGCGACTGTATCTTGCACCCTACGCACACTTGGAAGTATCCGATAATATCGGCAATAAAACCCGTGTGGAAATAGCGGATTGCGGACACCTCTCGGTACAGACAATCACATCTCTCAGCTATCCGATATTGCGGCAAATCGCATGGCTTGACGGAATCGGTGGCGACGGCGATACGGCTATCAGCATTAACGCCATTACCGGGGCTAGCATTACCGCCGACGTGCCGAACGCGGACGTGCTTAAAACACTCATATCGCACGACATACCGACATACGCGTTGCAACGTCGCGCGGTAGACGCGCACCGCGCCGACGCATACAATCGAGAGGTTGCGCAAGCGCGTGAAAACGCCATACTCGCATACGAAAACGGCGTGCGTACGAACAACGTCAGCCGTGACAACACCGCGCGCACAGGACAAACAAGCGTTGCGAACACCGCAACCGCAAACGGATTGCGCAACACGACAACAGCTAATGCAAATCAAGCCGCAACAGACATAACAGCGCGCGGAAACACCAAACTAGATAGTGAGCAGAAATATCAAAATGCAAAAATAAACGCCGATTTATCGGAAGACTTGGCAGTCGCAACCGCGTCATATGTCACCGGGCAAGAACAGGCCGCAATGACCAACGTCACTTCAACTCTTGGTAGTCTCGCCACAAGCGCAATATCGGTTGGCGCGGGTTTAGCAGCAAGCGCCGCTACAGGCGGTGCCGCGCTTCCGGCTGTAATTGGCGCGGCGGCGGGGCTTAGTTCCGGTGTGATAGGTGTTGGCACGTCAAGCTATAACGCGGCGATTGCGTTGACCAATAACCAACTTGTGTACACCGCGTCAAGCGATGCGGCGTCAAAAAAAGCAGCCAACGCGTTGGAATGCAACGCGGGACTTATCGCGCAAGCAAAAAGTTACGCCACGGATAGCACGAAACGTTCCAATCAGCTCAACACCGATAACGCTAATGCGTCTAACGCGGCCAATACGACAATAACGGGCGCAAGCGTCACCACGGCGAATGCGAACGCTGCCGCGTCCCGTAATCAGAGTGTGGATAATGCCAAACGTGTCATGGTAAACACGCGTTCCAATGTTAACGCTGCATGGCGCGACTTGCTCAACCATGCCGCGCAGCCCGTTGGCGCGTATGGCGGTAACAATTTCGGACAGGCCGCGGGGCTTGATACCATGACGGTGAAAATCGTCACCGAAGATAATGGCGCGATTGCGGCTGCGGGCGATTACATGCTGCGCTATGGCATCGCAAGTAACAAACTCTACAATAAGCCGTCGTTGACACCTTGCAAGCATTTCACGTATTGGCAGAGCGCTGATATATGGACGGTGTGCCCGCTTGCGCAAAACGAGCATTTGCAGACAATCAGGGATATTTTTAGTTCCGGTGTTACAATATGGAGCAGACCCGAGGAAGTCGGCGGCGACTTCGTACACGACAATCTATAAGGTGGGAAAACATGGGACGTAAACGCACACATAAAAGACCGTTGACCCGTGCGGAAATGGGTGAACGTGGCGCACCGGTGTGGCAGCAGTCCGAAGCGCTCAACTCGCAAGCGTATTCGATGGCGTATTCGCAAATGCTGAATATTGCGCTGTCAAGGTTTAAGTGGTTGAATCTGCCGAAAACATGCAATGCATGGTTTTTGGAATACAATTTATTGTATTTCGGTTACGCCACAATCGCGTTTCCGCATAGCAAGCCGGGTGTATTTTTCAGCACGCAAGCGGTGACTACATCGAATTTCAATGTGTATTACAAACCGAAGAAATGGGATAGTTACGGCATCAACGGTTGGCGTTTTCCGGTGAACAACTCGAATGGTGTTTTCATTTACGCTAACCGCGCGCGCACGCCACTCATTCCGACTATTGAATTTTTCGCGCATGAAATAGAAGATTTGTACATGACGCGGCGGCAAAATCGTTTCAATCAGAAAACGCCGTTCATACTGGAAGTTCCAGCCGGACAGCAGACGGCGGGCGTCAACGTTATCAAGCAAATCTCAGGCGGTGAAATGGCTATCATGGCGACACCGGGCTTCACCGATTCCATGAAAGCCAACGTGCTGAAAACCAACGTCGAATATATCGGCATGGAATTGCAGAACGACATTCAAAACACTTGGAATGCGTTCTATCAGGCACTTGGCATTAAAAACCTTCCGCTGAAAATGGAACGACAAACCGCCGACGAAATAAACGACTACGGGGAGCCAACCGACCTACGCGCACTCAGCGAACTTGAAGAACGCCGAGCCGCGTGCGACATACTCAACACAAGATTCAGAAAATATCTCAAGAAACCGATACAGGTTGTATGGAACGAAGACAATGTTTCCCGCAACTACGCTTACTTGACAGACGTTGAAAGAATGAACGACAATGAACATACAGAATGACATAAACCATTATCAACCGTGTGAATCGCGCGACGATTTTCACGGCGTGATGACATACACTTTTGGTGAGTTGGTTGACGTACCGGGCGGTGTTGACTGGAATAATGCCGCCTGGTCATGGCGGGACATTGCCTATGATGACACGCAATACACGCGTTGCTGCGAAAAAATTGAAAATCGTTTCTATGATCGTGAATTAGGCGTTATGCCACCGTCAAGATGGCGACGGCACTTTATGCGACTAATCCAGGAAATCATGCCGACGCTGCGCCCGCTTTATGCGCTTGTAAGCAATAATCCCGACATAATGCTTAGTGATAGCGACATATGGCACAAGATGCGAACTGTCTACAGTGATTTCCCCGCTACACAATTAGCCGAAAACCAAGACTATGCGAGCAACGCGACGGACAACCAATATGAGACAATCGCCAACGGTGATTTCATGGATAAAATCAATCGCATACGCAACGGCGATTACGTTGATATTGACGTGCTGTTACTTGAACATCTTGAAACATGTTTCAGCCCATTATGGACGGTAAACATAAACAACTATTGAAAGGATAATATACATGTTTCCACTGCTGCCGTTTTTCTCGGTATGGCCGTACACGCCCGCCATACCCGCGTTTTATTGGAACGCAAAAAGTCAAGAGGAAATCATAAAGCACATTGCATGTGAAATCGACCACATAACGGCATATCTTGACGAAATCGTAACCGACATAAACAAAACGTTGAACGACTACGATACAAGAATAAAAAACATTGAAGCGCGCATAAACGACTACGGAACGGCTATCGCGCAACTGCAAGAACAAATCGAACACATAGGAAACACACAGCTAGTATGGAATGTCACAAAAGGCGAATACACTGACAGTAAAACCGCATTACGTGACCTCTACCGCGAATTGGCAGTATACGGCGCACGCGTCACGCAAATAGCCGATATTAACGTCGGCAAACTAGCCGAGCATCGAACCGACGAAACGGCAGCAGTCGGCAACCTTACCATATTCAACAATAATACACCGCGCGTCACTAACCCGACCACCGGCGAACAATACCCGCCGTTAGCATGAAAGGATAATCATGGCGTCAGAAACACCGTTCTATCATCTGCCACTATACGAAACCGGCGACATAGCCGACCTACGCGACGGATATAACGCAGCAATGCGCATCTTAGACCGCGTAATCCATCAACTGAAAGTACAGGAAGAAATAAATCACCCGACAAACCTCAGAAAGGACAACTAACATGACCAACTACACAACTAACTTCAATCTAGAAAAATATCAAACCGGCGACGCGGCCAACCTTAACGACCAATACAACGCGTCAATGGATATTATCGACGATAACATGTACAAAATCAACACTAACGCAAACACTGCGGGCGGTAAAGCCACGCAAGCATTAGAAACAGCACAAAACAACAACAAAAATCTAGCAGCGTTAGGCATAACCGACACCGCAACCGCAACCGCGCTCAAAAACAAAATAGACACCACCGCCGAAACAGCACAAAACAACAAATCAAACCTAAACGCGCTAGGCATAAACAATGTTGATGACGCAACCAACCTCAAAAATAAAATAAACAAAAACAGTCAAGACATTAGCAAAAACACTCAAGACATTAGCAAAAACACTCAAGACATTAGCAAAAACACTCAAGACATTAGCGTAATCAACACCACCATAAGCAACTACAAATATAATAGCGGATATATGGTAACATTCGGTGACTCTTACGCAGACTCAACCACACCACAAAACACATGGCCGTATTGGTTACACCAATACATACCGACACTAACACTCAAAAACTACGCAGTCAGCGGTGCCGGTTTCAATGTGGATACGCGAACATTCATAAATCAAATAAACACCGCAAACACAGACACAACACTAGACAAAAACAAAGTAAAACTAGCAGTGCTAGCCGGTGGACGAAACGACATACTAGACTACAACGCCGCTAAAAACAAAATACAAGAATGCGTAAATCAAATGATAACTATCTTCCCAAACGCACGAATACTAATAGTCCCAATGCTCTACGACGCGAACTACATAGATGCTAACGGAAGAACAAAACTATCAGGACTCACAAACGGTGCCGAAACAATCACCACTCACACACCAAACACCGAAACACTAAAATTCGCCTACCTATGGCTAAAAGGCGAAACAAGCTCAATCGGCTCAGACAAAATACACCCAAACCAATTAGGCGCACAAACCATAGCAAAATACATATACGACGGCGCATATGACAATTACAAACCAAGACAAGCCATGATAGACACCGTATTCGGTGACGCAAAAGGATTCATAACACTACAAAACGGCATAGTGACATACGACATAGCCGGCACCGTATCGAACATAGGCGCGGGCAACGGGCGTGACCTCCCCGGTTGGGCTGCTACATGGCATAACGTATGGGTATGGGGCGTAAGCGCGGGTAGCACAACCACGCCACGCCTATACCAATTCCTAGGCACCAAAGTAAGCATGATGAACTCAAGCGAACAAACAGGCAACATGAGCGTACACGCCACATGGACAGCATAAAACAAAAAAACCGGGCGGTAATAATGCCACCCGGTTTTTTTTTTATTTATATCATTCACCATCATCAATCGCGACAACATATGAACGACAAGCACCACCTTTATAACTACGACACACGAAATTAAAATCGCAATCGCCGTACATAATTTCAAGAACCGTGGTGAGAGCTGAATCAAACGTAACCACACTAACATCAATAGCACCGCAATCAGTAACAGTGGTGGTAAACACGTCGTCGATATCGACTTCATAGGAATTATCTGCTTCAATTTCGGTGACGTATGCGTTAACTTTAAACATTTTATTTTTTCCTTTCCTTAACTTGATACTCATATAATACCACACCACAAAACACGACACGCCACAACAGCACCGTTCCACCACGCACACTTCCGCGTACCACACCACACCGC